CCTCTTCATCCTCAGCATCAACCAGCTGTCCGACGATGGCGTAGACCGCCGTCTTCTGCTCCTCGGTCATGCTGTCGAAGATCTCCCCAAGAGTGGGGTCGTCTCCATCCCCGTAGGACTCCTCGTCCTCAGGGTCCTCCTCGGCGTGCTCGACGTCTTCCGTCTCCTCCACCTCAGAGTCCTCCGCCTCGTCATCATCGGTGTGCGAGACAAAGTCGATCTGAGCATCCGTGTACATGACAGCCTCAATCTCATCACCGTCATCACCATGCTGAATGGAGACCTGGTCGATGAATGCACCAGGGTTGGCGCCCCGGAGCACGAGGCTCACCTCGACAAGCTCACCGTGGACAACGTCGTTGCCTCGGGCCTTGACGTGAGTGGCATAGATGCTCATAGCCTTGACGTCGCCGTTGCGAACCATCTCTCGAGCGGTTCGTCCGGCATCCGAGTGGTTGAGATGTGCGTAAGCGTACACCCCATCCTCTCGAACCTCCAGATCGGCATGACCAAGGACATTGGCTACGTCCTTGTGCTGGTGCTGCCACACCAGGGGGACGGTCTTTCCGTCATACGCCGCGAATGCCCCATGCCGGATCACCTTGTTATCCGAGCACCGAACATCGTTCTTCGTGGCGTAGCCGGAAAAGTCGCAGTTAACTGCCATTTTGACTACTCTCCATCAGTTCAGAAATTGGCGTCTCCGACGCGGGGACCTCTGGAGCTGGCTCTTCACCAGGAACCATCTGCTCCCCTGCCGGATTGATGTTGGAGTTCACCAACTGGTTTGCGGCCTCGTCCTTGGCTTGTGGCCATCCAAACTTAGGTCGCAGCTCGTTCGCGGTACCGATCTCGTTCCGCTTGACCGAGTCAACTAATGAAGACATTTCCTCCAGCGGGACATTGAGGAATGGATCCTCGATAGCCATTACTCGCTGGTTCTGCGTTCTAGCAGTCTTGGTGAGGAACGTCCTAGTGATGGCATCCGTGATAGCCTTTAGAACTGGGCGAACCGTTCGGTTCTGGTAGTTCAGCATCTGACGAGCATCGGCCTTGCCATTGAAGACATCCTCAGTCATACCAAGCTGGTTGTACAGCTGAGTAGTGAGCCATTGAATCTGACTCATGAGGTTGTTCTCGGAGGGCCTGTTGAGCTGTGTGATTCGCTCGGCGCCATCGGTGTAGGCGATACCGTACTGCGAACCAGCAAGCTGATCCTCGATGGCTTTACGTCGAGCTTCCGCCTGCTGCTTCTTCAGCTCAGTCTTTACGACGTAAGGCAGCTGGATAATGATGTCGAGCTTGCCCGAGCCTGACTGTCTATCGATAGCGTCCAGCAGATGAAGCTTTTGTGTCAACCGTTGAAGAGTTGAGTTCGGAGCGTTCATCACGCTGTAAAGCGGATTGTTCACTACCGCTACGAAGTCTTTAGGCAGAGTGAGCTGCTCGCGTTGTCCGGTGTTGTCATTATAGACTTCCACCCGAACGTGCCGCGGGAACCACTGGAGTATCTGCCCGACTCGCATGGACCGAACGTCCCACCCCGCTGTCATGTTGGGGCTCACATTCGTATCCACTGGGACAATCGCTACGGCGCCTTCCTCGAACAGCGTGAGAACGAGGTCCTGGAAGAACCCCTGTCCTGTCTGATCGATGTTAGCGCTGAGCGAAAGACAATCATCGAGATCGCTGTTGTGATAACTCTTCAGGTTACCATTATCATCCACCTTGACGTGGCGAATAGGCACATTGGAGACATCGATAGCAATCTGATTGTAAATGCTGGTAACGATCGTCTGATCGCCAGCTACCGGACGGTAGTAGGTACTTGGATTTCCGAAAGTCTGCATTCCATACTGTGGCGTATAGTCCGCTTTGTCCGGAGATCCGCGAAAGGCGTTCCATGCGTGACTTAGTCTATCACCGAAACCCATTTCACCTCCTCGCTCATTCGAATGCCTCCTTGTTCAACTTGTATGCCACGAAGGCATCCATTAGAGCAGCTACTGAATCGATCTTCTCTTCCGAGCGTTTCTTCAGTAACTTCCGGTTTCCATTTGTATCCTCGAGAGTGACGCAGTTCCCCATAGTGAACGACATTAGTTCTTGATCGAAGATCAGTAGTCGCTCGGCAGCAAGCTTTTTGAGCTCGCCAAGAGGTACCGACTCTGTTCGAGCACCCTGAATCACCTTCTCGACACCGTATGGTCCGTTCTCCTGCTCCCATCTTGTGACGAACTCTTTAGCATTGTATGGGTCGAACCCGAACGCAGAGACATCGTATTTCTGGTCCGCAATGTGCTGATCCAGATCCTCATAGACTTCCATCATGTCAAGCACAGTACCATCCATGACTCGAAGGGTGCCTTCCTGAATGAAGTCGTCATACTTCATTCGAAGAGCGCCTGGAAGCTTCATGAGAGTTAGCTCCGAGATGTACGCTAACGTCTTTACGCCGAAAGCCTGATTTCGGAGTGGGAACAAGAAGGTGAACGCACAGAAGTCGTCGCCCTGGGAAAGGTCTGCGCCCATAGCGCACTGCATGTTCCAGAACGTATTCTTTCTGTGGGGTTTGGTTTCCTCGTAGGTAAAGAAGTAGGTGTATCCCTCCATGGGAATTCCGAACCTCTTGGCCAGGATGTCGTTTCGAGCAGCCGGAGCCTGTTCCATTCGCTCCACATCCTGCTGGTACCGCTCATAGGAGACCGTAATACCGATATTAGGTTGTGCCTTGACCCACATAGATGGATCGGCCACTTCCTCAATCTTGTCTAGACGGTAGTACCATATAGAGATGTGTGGAGCTTGGTATTCACCCTTAAGGATTTTGAGCAACTCCATTTTCATGGTGTCGCCTACCGCATTTCGGATCGTCCCCTCCGACGAAACCGCCAGGATGACGAAGTCGTCGATCTTGGACGCCCCCTGTTCGAGTGCACCGACGACGTCCTCTCGGACATCACCGGATAGCCACTCGTCAACTGTACAAACCTTGGGCCTAAGACCCTGCAGCTTGTCGATGGACATGGGGCGAACCTCGAGGAGAGATCCGGTTAGGAAGTTCTCGACTCCCTTTTTGGTCGCCACTAACTTTTGACGAAACGCTCGGTTGCCCGTTGTATTTTGAAGTGATCCTTCTGTGAGGAACTTGTACAGCGGTCCCCTGGCCCGAGTGATTGCTGTCCTGAACGGACCCATCACTTCCTCGGCCTGCTTCATCGTCGGCGCAGTGGCGATCTGATGCGTCGTGGTAGTGTCGATAACCATGAAGTAGTTCTGGATGAGCGACATGTACATCGACTTAGCGGCGCCTCGAGCGACAATCAAGTACTGCTTGACTGTCAGGCGCTTTTTGACGGTCTTGGTGACGTAGTGTCCGCCAATGCCGTCGTCATAAGGCTCATAGACCTCGCGATCTATGAAGTAGTACCACCCGAATAGCTGTTCGGCCCAAAGCTTGAAGCTGTCGAGTAGGTATAGGTCGGCTCCATCGGAAAGGGTCAGCTCATTCTCGCAGTAGGAGATGAATCCTTCGACTGCGAGGTCATCGTAGTAGTAAGTCGGATCGGCGATAAGAGCGTCGATCCTATTCATCTCGCAGGAGATCTCCTCGCAGACGGGAATCTCTCCTCGAATGACTGCGTCTCGGAACTGCCCGTAGTATTTTGGTACTGCGGTGTTCGAGAGCATTACTTAGCCGTGCTCCCCGGGTTACGAGGGTACCGCCGCTGCTTACCGGAAGGCTTAGTCTGTGTATAAGATTTCTTCTTCTCGATCAGCTTGACGTTACCCTGCTGTCGGGTAGTGATCTCGGCCTTGGCTCGAGGCTTGGGTGGCGTATAGGTCTTACCCTTAGCCTTTGCCGCTGCAGCACGAGCTTCCTGACGAGACTCTCGGGCCGCCCTACGGACGGTGGAGTCGTTGGCGATGACCTGAGCGGCCTCGTAGCCTTCCTTAGCCTTCTTAACGGCTTCCTTGACTTTGTCCGAGGTATCCTTGCCGTATTTTGCCTCTACGGCGCTATCGAATGCTCGCTTCATCACCTTTGTCGCGGCATAGGTGCCGGCCTTGGTGATGCTGCTCTCGAGAATCTCTCGGGCGACCTTTCGACCACGGATTGTGTGGCGGTCTGCCTTGAGCTCTCTATACCGCTGCTCCTGCTCGAGGCGCTTGATGCGCTTCTGAAGCTCGGCATCGCTGAACTTTCGATAGGACTGCTTGCCGCCCTTGGTCTTTACCGGCTTGGCCGCCTTTACCTCGGCGCGTTTTGACTTGTATGCTTTGAGGGTGTCATTCGCCGCACCAAGTTTGCCCGCCACTGTCTTTCGACCAATGCTAGCCTTCTTGGTGATGACCCCCCACTTCATGCCTTTTACGCCGTGGTGAGCGAGATCGGCTATTTGTCGTTCTCGGTCTGATAGATCAGTCGCCATGCTGCCTCCTCAATCAGCTTCTGATAGGAAGTGACCACGAAGGAGTTTGACGGCGGGTCGAAGATAAGCCTAACCTTCATGGCGATGTATGACTTGATGGTCGCCATATCATCGATTCCGAAGAAGGCTTCCCAACCAGTCGTTTTCTCGATCGGATCCTCGCATTTTGCCCCCAGCTGGTTGAGTTCCATCCGGCAGGTATTGATGTGCATCAGAATCTGATCGTCGAAGGCTTCATATCCCGGAACAATTCCGAGAGCCTTCTTTGTGTCCTCAAGAACTGTTCCCATTAGATCCTCCAGGGAGCTTGATCGTTCGGTCGACGCTCCACTACTTGGGTCGTCAACCTAGATCGGTCTCCGAAGTGTATCGCGTTGTGGGTATTCTTGCAAGTGGTGATGAGGAATTCTGGATCCAGGATGTCCGGGTTGAATTCCTCGAGGTCCTTGGGTTGGATCGGGTTCATGTGGTGTATCAGCGGCATATACCCGATGTCGTATCCCTCAACTCCGAGGTCCCGGGCTTCATCTCGAGCCAGAACAAAGTCGCGAACCTTTTTCCATTCTGTAGAGGAATAGAATCGCTGGTTCAAGTATCGATCGAAGCCGAATGTACTGGTTCCGACTTGTCCAGTCAGCGAAAGATAGTCGAACCTATCTTCAAACGTATCGAGTC